GCCTATAAGCTGGTGGAAATCATGAAGGGTGTGGACAAAATCGAGATGATGGAGCAGGGCGAGGGCGGTTATTCCCGTGACCGTGAGGATTACAGCCGGAACCGTTATTCCCGTGACGATTACGACAATGGTAATTCCTACCGCAGAGGGCGCAACCAACGTACTGGGGAATATATGCATCGTCCGTATTCCCGTTTATCTGGTGATGATGACGACATGGAGCGTTACAAAGAGATGAAAAAGCAGTACAGCAACGCAAGAGACGGGGAGAGCAAGGGGAAAATGCTTGACGCTTTAGAGGATTTCATGTCAGGAGTGTGTGGGATGCTTAAACAGATTTATCGTGATTCGGACGTAGCAGAAGAAAGACAGATAATCAGGCAATATGCACAAAAGATAGCGGAAATGTAAAAAAGGGGGCAAGGTTAATTCCTTGCCCTCATGCGGATTTTTCGTCTTTATTCAGAAATTTGTTGATAAAATACTGCTGCCCTTTGCCAGTGACAAGCACCGTCTTTGTTATCCTCACAGAACCGTCTGGATTGTTGATTGTCCGTTCCTTAATCTCGAACAATCCTAACTCCATGCTTTTCTGTGTTGGCATATTGTAATCTATGCCCTTTCTGCTGATAAGATAGCCTTTGCTGCGCATCCATTCAAAAAGTCTGTTCTGCCCTATGTCAATGCTGTTCTGCTTGATAATCTTTTCCAGTTCCCCAATAAGGATTGACGTATCAGAAACGGAAACAGCATCCGCAAAGATTTCTTTCGGCTTCATGCGCTCGTTGTCTGCTTTCAGTTTTCTGTTGCGCTCCTGCTCGTTCTTTAGCTTTGTAGCAAGCTGTATCAAGAAGTCTGGAGACGCTAAAGCCTTTTCCAGAACGTCCGATGTCATATATGCACCGTGTTTACGAATAGAGGGGATAATTTCATCGGCTACTTTCGCCTGAAATTTCTCTGCGGTTTCGTTCTTTGCTTTCATGGCAAGGCGGTAGAAGATGTTTTCGGGGATAAAATCACCCTTTCCCAACTTCTTGGGAAAACCAATTTCCTCCAAATAACCGTTCACCGTTTCCCAACGGACATATTCCACACCGCTCTTCTCTTGCGTAAACCCCAACCCACGAGCACAGGTTTCGAGGTCCAGGTACACAACGCCATCCTTCTCATAGCACTTGATACCCTTGATGTTCATGATTTGCAGTTCGTTCATGATGATGCTCCTCTCATTTAGCGGCGATCTTATACGCTTCGCTGCTGCGGTGCTGATCCACCACGGAACGGATAAGATCCATTCGACGGCGTTCGTCCTGTCCGCAGTCTACCAGACCTTGATATGTGATTTACAATTCGGCGGCTCGCCTCCTACATTTCCCATATTCTTCAACTTATTGCTTGAATATTTTCCGCTTTTGGCACACGCTTCGCAAAAGAATAATCCGCATTCCGGGCAAATCTCTTTTGGCTCCACAATGCTGAACACCATTCCGCAGCCGTTACAACGGAATTTAGAAAAAGAGATATTTTCAATGTTGCCTGTCTGCATTTACGTTTTCCCTTTTCTGCTCGTATCTTTTGTTCCATGCGGAAATAAACCCCGGAAATATATCTTCTTCGTACATATCCACTTCATGCTCGTCGAGATAGAAAAAGAAGCAATCTGGCTCGTGCCATCCAAAAAGCCCGAAATGGTTGCCTGTATTCATTGGAGTGCCACAAAACGGGCAAGGTTTTAACTCTATCTTCTGTTCATATGGATGGATTCCCATCTTCATCCTCCTAATCCCAAATAGACCTGTGTTCCTTTTCGGCAGATTTTTTGACAAGGCGCAAGGTCTTCACCATATATCGCACGGCATCCATGCAGTGGTCGTTTTCCTTGAGCGGCACATCCTCGCCACGGTCAACAGCATTGGTGTCCCAGACGTTGTACAGGCCCGACTCGTTGATGATGGTCGTATCCTGTTTGCGACCCATGCTATCGGTGATGGGTGTTTGGCACACCTCATCCTTATCCAATCGCCTAGCAACGACCTTGTGGTCTGATATGTCCAAGATCCGGCACACATCCTTGAGCACGAACCACGGCTCCCCATCACGCATGATGGTGCGGACCTCATTGCTCTCATAGTTGAACACTTTCAGTTCGTTCATGCTAGATATCCTCCTCTTTTTTGATAGCCCATCGAAATGTCCCTGTCATATGCCCGCAGACCGCACTTCCCGCGCCATGATAGTGGAGCAGAAGTACCGCATGTCGTCACAGGCGTGATCCGCTTCTTTTATCACCGTATCCATCGACGCTTCCGTGTCCCAGCGGTATGCGGCGATCTCCGACAGCAGGCCCTTGCAGTCCCTGTGGATCAGGATCCGTCCGGCCTGCAGCAGCGAAGCCGTCAACCGGATGCCATCCACGACGCTGTTGTCTGCGTCCCACACGGCGAACCTCCCGTGCCTCCGGATCGTCTCCTTGAAGCTGGCAGCGGATGGGTCCACGACGATCCGATCTATCTTCTTGTCTCCAGCCAGCTCCTCAAGACCTGTATAATGCTCTTCATCCGTGCGCTGATGGTTCCCAGGCTTCCTACTGTCATAGTAATATTCGCCGGCGCGATACGCCGTCCCCCGCCACAGGCACCAAAGCCCCGCCGAGGTCGGGTTCACTGTGCCATAATCTACCGAGATATACCATCTCCCCCGCTGGAGGGCTTGCCAGGGTATCTCGTCCACCACGTGGCCCTCTTCGCTGAACATGGGATACACCAGGCCCTCGGCCACGCACCGCTGCCCAAGGATGTCCCGCTTGTACCAGATGCTGGACGGATCGTACTGCGCCTTGATCTCCTCCCGACGCTCGTTGGAGATGGAGAGATTATCGTCGATGGTGAAATGCTCGTATAGGTAGCCTGAGAGACCGGTCCTTGCGTAATGGTCTATGTAGTCCTCATAGATCCGATGGTTCGGGTTGCAGGGGTTCAGGTCCCACAGCACCAGCGGGTCCTGCGCTGCCGCCTGACGGCCAAAGGCCACCTTGATAAACGACTCCCGACTGTCGTCGCTGTCGTAGTGCTCATTGATCTCCGTTGCGATCCACAAACCGTAGGAATTTCCTAAGATACGCTTGTAGCTGTCGGCCTTGCCGCCCCCGGCGAAAACGACCACCTTCTCGCCGGTCTGGGTGTAGAGGAACAGTGCCTCGTTGTCCCGGTATTTGCCCCACTTACAGCGGCCACGGAACAGGGCCTCCAAACCGAAACCATTGCATACACCGATGTTCAGCTTGGCATTGCCGATGGTGGAGCCGGACGCGAGGTGGATCTTGTCCCGACACAGCTCCAGGTGCGCTGCGGCGATGATGCAGTGGTCGATAGTCTTTCCGGATCGTATCGCCCCCTCCGCCACGCAGATGCGGCTTTTCAGGGCATTGTGGATGTAGTATTTATGCTTGTCCGAGAAGTCGGACCAAGGGATGGTTTGGGTGAGGGTCATGTCATTCAGCCCTCAATTTCTCCGCCAGCGCGGTCAGGTCTTCCACGGTGGTCTGTTCTTTCACGTCGACCGGCTTGTCTCGCCATTTATCTGGCCTGCGGTTCTTCAGCCAAAAGATCTGAGCCGTCGTATCGGGCGGGACATGCTTCAACGTCTGGATCACTTTTACGCCGTCTTTGTCAGAACGCTCGACCCGTTCCTCCTGATAATCATAGCCGAGCGCCCGTTTGAGCAAAGCGTTTTCGACCTGGATATCAACGATTTCTTTTCCCTTTTTTAGGGCCTCTGAAATCTTTGGGAATTTGTTTTTCCAGTCGTATAGCGTTGATGGAACGATCCCCATCTTTTCTGCCATCTGTTCATCGGTCAGCCCCTCCTGGGCCCACCCGCCCAACAGCAGTAGCCCGTCCTCAGTCAGCCAATATCCAAACTTACCACGGGCCACTCTCATCACCTCTTGCTCCAGGTCTATCTCAACCAAGGAGAATGTTTTGCATTTTGATCTGATAGAAAAGGCTGCGGGAACATACCCCGCCATGCGTTTCCTCTCACAGTGCAGCTCCCGGTCCATGCGCCGGTCCACTGCATATAGCCCCTGCCGCTTCCCGCTACACAGAGATATGAGCTTCAAAGAACGGCACATCTCCCACATCCGGGGCAGCGGACCGAGACCCGCTGCCCCTTCGTGGTCAAGAGGAGGAGGAGCATGGGTGGGAGGATGGAGGGCTCCCACCTGCCTTATTATCGCATAAAAACAAGGTCAAAAAGTCGCATCTTTCAATCGAGCAGATCTCGGTTCCTCGCCACTTCTTCAAAGAATTTGCGCTGCCATCTTGCCGCTGTGGCCCTATCACACTTGACAGCAAGTGCGACTCCGTTCAAATTGAGTGTAATCGGAACGCTCCAGTGCAACAATCTGATGACCTTCATCCTCGCTTCTCCGCCATCCATGTGTCTTGTAGCCTCTATGGCTCCTTGCACGGCCATCTGATCTCTCAGGGCTACGCCAGATAGCTCCTTCCCCTGGCGGGCTGGATATGCCCGTATGATCGCCTTTATATGCCCCCACCACGAATAACGCATATCGTTCTCCTAACCCCCTCCTCCGGCCTGCGGCGGTATACCGGCCCCACCAATTCGATTTCTTTATCCGCCCAAACGGTTTCGCCGTCATTGCATCTAAGTCTAACGCGCTCATCAGCCTTAGCTATGACCAACGCCCAAAACCCGCCCGGCGTTATCCACACCGGCTCCCCGTCCATCCCCCTCAGCTCCTCCAGGGTGAGCGGGTCGTTGGGCTGCGAGGCGATGGTGGGTGCGGCGTCGATCTTCCGTTTGCTGTACCCGA